TATCTCATGATTATGCGGGTACATGTCAATTTATATTTTCTGGTAGTAGGGAAAAATCAAAGTTCCTGATGCCTAGATTATTGTTTCACGGAAAAAAATTATGGAATACAGATATGCAATATTTTCTAGATAAGTCATGACTTGGGAAGAAGGAGTACAAAAATACAATCTTGAGTTTGACAAAACAAACCAAGAAATACTTGATCTAAAAGGATACCTGGATGATAAGGAGGCACAGTATTATTTGTATAAATTTTTAAGGTCAAATGTTACTTTCACCTCAAACCTCATAGCAGGAGTTGACTTGTTTCCTTTTCAGCACTTAGCTATTAAGTCTATGCTAGAGGCAGATTACTTTCTTGGTATATGGAGTCGTGGTATGTCAAAGTCATTCAGTACTGCTATATATGCTTTCTTGGATGCTATATTCAACCAAGGAATACAGATAGGTATCTTGGCTGCTACATTTAGGCAATCTAAAATGATTTTTGAAAAGATTGAAGATATCGCTAAAAAACCAGAGGCTGCGTTTCTGGGTCAGTGCATTACAAAAAAATCAAAAAAGAATGACCAGTGGACTCTCGAGATTGGAGAATCTAAAATAATTGCTTTACCGCTAGGAGATGGTTCTAAGCTCCGTGGTTTTAGGTTTCACAGGATCATTATTGATGAGTTCTTGTTGATGCCTGAGCATGTTTACAATGAGGTCATACTCCCATTCTTGAGTGTTGTTCAAAACCCAACAGAGAGAGAAAAATTCACCAAAATGGAAAACCAGCTAATAGCTTCTGGGAAAATGACCGAAGACGAAAGGAAGATATGGCCAAACAATAAATTAATAGCTTTATCTTCTGCTAGTTATAAATTTGAATACCTTTACAAAGTATATGAAACTTTTGAAGACTTAATAATCCATGGCCCTAAGGAAGCGAAAGAAATGGATAAGGCTAATAGAGTTATTATGCATTTTAGTTATGATGTAGCACCTAAGGCTCTGTACGATCAAAACTTGATAAATCAATCTAGGCAAACCATGAGTCAATCTCAGTTTGACCGTGAGTTCGGTGCAGTATTTACTGACGACAGCTCTGGATTCTTCAAAACATCCACCATGGCTGCATGCACAGTAAAAGACGGAGAAGGGCCATGTGTAGAAGTCGCTGGAGATAAAGATTCAAAATACCTTTTAGCATTTGACCCTAGTTGGGCTGAAAGTGAAAGTTCTGATGACTTCGCAATACATGTATTTAAATTAAACGATAATTCTAAAAATGGTACATTAGTTCATAGTTATGCTATGCCTGGATTAAAAATGAACGACCATATAAATTATTTTCATTATTTATTAAATAGCTTTAATATTGTGGCTATAGTAGGTGACTACGGTGGTGGTGTTCAGTTTATGCAGGCAGCTAATGCTAGTCAACAATTCAGTAATGACAAGATTAACCTAGAGGAAATAACTGCCAACTTTGATGATCTTGAAAACTATCAAGACCAGTTAAGGACAGCTAGAACGCAATACGATCTAAAAGGAAGGAGGATTTGCGTATTAAGGAAAGCCACATCTGATTGGATTAGGCGAGCAAATGAGTTGTTGCAGGCTAATTTCGATCACAAACGAATGTGGTTTGGCTCTAGGGCTCTAGACAATGATTATAGGCAACAAATAAGCCATAAGATACCTGTTGATGATTTAACCTTTATACCAAATCAGGAAGGGTTAATAAAATCGAAAGGCCAGGCAATGATGATTGATTTCGTTGACCACCAGTATGATATGATGAATTATACAAAGAATCAATGTGCATTAATACAAGTCACATCAACCCCACAAGGGACTCAAACATTTAACCTACCATCCAACCTAAGGAGACAGACTGGGCCAGGCAAGGCGAGGAAGGATTCCTATTCAGCCTTAGTACTCGGAAACTGGATGATTAAGACATATTATGATATGATGCATGTGGAGGAAGAAGACGTAGCTACTACCTTTGTTCCTATTTTAATTTAAAAGTAACTTTTATTGTAACTTTTAACTTTTTTGTGTATTATAATGTATGACCAGGAAATACACTAAGAAGTCGGACTATTGGAATAAGTTTAAAAGTGAAGAAAAGTCTATTGATGAACTTTTAGAAAGCTCATCCGCTGCAGAGAATACTGGCCCAGTATTTGCAGGAGAAACATTTTATAGTAATGCTGGGTATACAAGGAATGTAAACCAGACAACTTCGGCAGATTCGAGTAGGTCCAGGAGATCTATAAATGCAAGGGAGCCTGCGTGTGACAAGTATTCTCACATAAAGAATATGAACCTGCCTTATTCTTACAGGGACTCATTCATCTCTCCTCGTGATACAATACTACTTTGTCAAAAAGCTTATGCGAATGTACCGATTTTCAGGAATGCTGTAGATGTTATGGCGGAGTTTTCTAACTCAGATATATACTTAGATGGCGGATCAGAGAAATCAAAGAACTTTATATATAAGTGGCTAGAAAAAATTCAGGGATGGAAAATCAAAGATCAATACTTTAGGGAATTTTATAGATCTGGTAATATTTTCATGTACAAGCTAGATGGAAAATTTAAATCTTCGGATTTGTCTAAGTTGAATAAGATATATGCAGAGAAATCAACCGCTGCGGCCACAAAAATCCCGATGAGGTATGTATTTCTTAACCCTTATGACTTTGTAGCTAGCAGAAGTATTACATTTGAGGAAAAAAACGGCGTATATAAAAAACTTTTAAGCGAATACGATATCGAAAGACTAAAGAACCCAAAGACCGAATACGATAAAGAAGTATACGATTCATTACCGCAAGACGCAAAAGAAAAAATAAGTAAAAATTCATTCGAGAATGATGGTGTCTTAATTGACCTTGACCCAGATAAGTTAATTTATTCTTTTTATAAAAAACAAGATTATGAACCTTTTGCTACCCCTTTTGGGTTCCCTGTACTAGATGATATTAATTGGAAGATAGAGTTAAAGAAAGTTGACCAAGCAATTAGTAGAACTGTAGAGAATGTTATATTATTAATTACCATGGGTAACACTCCTGACAAAGGAGGAGTTAATCCTAATAATTTAAAAGCCATGCAACAGCTGTTTTTAAACGAAAGTGTTGGTAGGGCGTTAATTGCGGACTATACAACCAAAGCTGACTTCGTGATACCTGATTTAAATAAAGTCCTTGGCCCTGAGAAATATCAAATAGTAAACGAAGATATTAAAGAAGGATTGCAGAATATCATCGTCGGCAAAGAAAATTATTCAAGTACACAAGTAAAGGCCCAAATTTTCCTCGAAAGATTAAAGGAGGCAAGAAACTCATTTCTTAACGATTTCCTTCAGCCTCAAATAAAAGAGGTTTGCAAACTGGTCGGTCTTAAAAACTTCCCGACTGCAAAATTTGTAGAAATAGATATTAAGGATGAAGTCCAGCTGCAGAGAGTTGCGTCTAGATTAATTGAGATGGGCATAATCACTCCTGAGCAAGGAATGACCGCAATCAAACAAGGTGTCTATCCTAACCCTTCAGAGCTCCAACAAGCTCAAGAGAAACTTATAAAAGATAGGAAGAAAGGTTATTACACCCCTCTAGCTGCCGCACAGCCTATACTTACAGAAGAAGACCAGGATATGAAGCAAGAGCAGCACGATATGCAGGTCGAGACTAATCAAAAACAAAACGAAGCCCCTCAGGAAACCCAACAAAAGCCTCCTGGGGAAACGGGCAGACCAGCAGGAACCAATACCAAAACTAATTCAATTGCATCTACTGATAATTTATATAGTAGGCAAGATATTCAGTCTGTAGTATATGATATAGAGTCTTTGTCTAAAGATGCTGAAAAATTAATGAAGTCTCATTATAATAAAAAAAGGCTCTCCAAGAACCAAAAAGGTTTACTTGATAATTTAGTGGAGTCAGTTATTGTATCAACTGAAAAAACTTCCTGGAGTGATACCTTAAAAGAATGCATTCAAGATTTTAATAAAATAGAAACACTTAATACATTACCTGAAATACTTAATATATCTGTAGAACATGAGGTAGTATCTTATCCTGCTGCAATTTTATATCACAGTAAAAATGGTAAAAAGTAAAAAAAAGGTGTATCTACTTAAAGTATGAATTTACCATTCAAGTATATTGCGTCTTTTGCTAGTGAAATTTCGACACAAGAAGTAGGAGAAGATTTTATTTCAAGCGCTTCGAATTTAGAAGATCTGAAAAGTCTGATACCTCAAGACATAGACTTTAAGAAAAATATAGATATAATCGGAGTCGCTTTTAATGCTGCAGTAGCTAACCTATTTAATAAAAATGGAGACGGCATAAATGGGCTAACGGCGGTTGCAATTAAGGATCACTTCATGCATAAGCCTACAAATATAGAGCACCAAAGAGATAAAGTTGTTGGTCATATAGTTGGATCATCTCTTTCTTCCTATGAGAGTAGTAAGATTACAGAGTCATCAGAACTCCTTGCGTCTAATCAACCTTTTAATATTGCACTGTCAGCTGTTGTATATAAATCAGTTAACCCCGATTTTGCAAATTTGATAGAAAAATCAACCGATGAATCTAGTGAGTTTCACCATAAAGTTTCCGCTAGCTGGGAGCTTGGGTTCAATGAATATGACATCGCAGTGGGTAGTGAAAATTTATCTGAAGCTAAAATAGTCACAAGTTCAGAAGAAAAAGAAGAACTCACAAAATGCCTTAAATGCTACGGCGGTTCAGGTAAAACTGAAGAAGGAGAAAATGTTTACCGATTAATTAAAGGAGATATTTATCCTCTAGGAATAGGCTTTACTGCCAATCCCGCTGCATCAGTAGAGGGTATCACTATGGCTCACGACGATATACCTGAGGATTTAATTGCCTCAGAAGATGATTTTCAGTTTAAGAAAATAGAAATAAAAACTGAACAAAAAATTTCCCAAACAGAAAAAGGGAATGTACAATCTTATAACATTCACAACAAACAAATTATGGAACAAGAAATTCTAGACCAATTCAAAAATGTTCTTGAGGAGAGTAAATCTTCCAAGAAGTTGTCTGAAGAGGCTGTTGCTAACATGACTAAAATTTTTCATGATGCTATTATCGAGCGTAGTGAAAAATGGCATTCAGAAAAAGACCAGCTCTTAGGACAAAAGGAAGAACTTGAAAAAGTTGCTGAATCCACAGCTCAGGAATTAGAGACTATCAAGCAGCAACTTCAAGAAACATCAGAAGAACTCGGTACAATCAAGTCGGAAGTTGAAGCTAAGAAAGCCGTCGATCTATTTAATGATCGCATGAACGAGCTTGACGAGATTTTTGCTCTTGCAGACGAAGATCGTACTTTACTTGCTGATGAAATTAAATCTTTAGATTCCGAAGAGGCTTATGCATCTTTTAAAGAAAAGATGTCTGTTTTATGGAAACATAAAAATAAAGCCCACCTTGAAGAGACTGAAAAAGCTCTTCAGGACAAAATCGAAGCTGGAGTGCAAGAACGCTTAGCATCTTTGCAAAGCCAAGCATCCGAAAAAACACCTTCCGAAGAAGAAATCGTTGAAGAAGCTATTGATAATGCAGAAGTCGAAGACGAAGCATTAGCTAACAACAACGGTTCCAGCACTGAAGAAGAAAAATCGCTTCGAGAAAAATTTCTACAAGCTTTCTCAGAAGATAGCATAACAATTCAATACTAAACACGAGGAAACAAAAATGGCACTAAGATTATTACCGTTCAGGCAATACAACGAGCATGATGTTGTCAACCTCTATGCACTTGACAAAACTATTACAGACGCGATCAGCGCTGACCAAGTTCTTAACGGAGCTAACAGCGTAAACGATAACGGAGTTTTAGTTAAAGTTAAGAACGCTTCCTTGACAGGATCCAATGGCCAGCCATGGGAACCAGTCAAGTATGTTGACAACAGCTATCTCGGCAAAACAGACTACCCCCACATTGGAGGCAACGCATATCCCTTCGCTCAACTCACAATTGAGCCTGCAGGAGACGAAGCTAATATTTTGGGGGTAACTCTCAATCAGACTTTAACCCACGACGAAAATGGAGAAAAACTTCTCTACTATCGCCAGAAAGCACTTGAAATGCAAGCTGTCCTTCCAGGTGAAGTTGTACCCGTTCTTACACGAGGACTTATCACATTGGCTGCTTCCGCATTCGTTGATACAGCGACTGCTCCTGCAGCAGGTGGAGATGTCTTCGCTGGAGCTAACGGACAACTCGACGGAACAGGTACCAACCGTATCGGCAAGTGTCTTGCTGTTGGTGATCGTGAAGCGTATGGTAAAGACGATTACTTCGCTGGAGCTCCCTCCACTGGTAATGGTTCTTATTATGTTATCAAGTTGGAACTTTAATTCATAGAGAGGACATAATATATTACAATGAAAATTACACTTAAGCGCACAGAAGAACAAGTTGAACTTGTTAAAGCTATGGCATCCCGCAACAGAGATGTTGCGTACGAAGCACAAATGGCATTAGCAGAATTCATCGGACCAGTTCTTGTCAAAGTCATTAATCAAGCACCAGTTCTTAGTAACTTGTTCACTAGCTTCCAGTTCAACGAAATGGATAGCCCAAGTATTCCGCTTGACCTTTACTATGATGTTTCAGCTCCTGACTACGTAACAGTTTACAGTACTACAGTACCTGGTGGTTTACCAACCAATACTGTTACTCCTACTGTTTCCGAAATGAAGTTTAACACTTATCGCCTCGACAGTTCTGTTGACTTTGATAAACGTTATGCTGCTAAATCTCGTATGGACGTAGTTGGAAAAACATTTACACGTATCGCTCAAGAAGTTCTCTTGAAGATGGAAAGTACTTCCTCTTCTTTGATTCTTGGAGCTCTTTATGATGCTGCAACAAATGGTGATGACCACCTTGTTAAAGCTGCTGGTACATCATTGAATCTTGACGATTTCAATAAGTTACTTACTAAAGCCAAAAGAATCAACACAGCTTGGACTGGTTCCTCTCCTGAGGGTGGCCGAATCAAAGGTGTGACTGATCTTATTATGAGCCCTGAAATGGTAGAAGGTCTTCGTGCCCTCGCTTATCAGCCCGTTCATTCTGGTGCAAAAACCGACATCGCTGCTACAGATGATATGCGTAATGCTATCTACAGTAATGCAGGAATTCCTGAGTTCTATGGTATTTCCATTATGGAAATCAACGAGCTCGGTGCTGGTCAAAAGTTGAATTCAGCTTTTGCAGCTCTTGAAACAGCGGGTGGAAAGATTAACACTAACCATGGTTTCACATTCGGATCTTCTGATGAATTGGTACTTGGTCTTGATCGTAGCCGTGAATCTTTATTCCGTGCTATTGCTCTTGACGCTGAGTCTGGTTCAGAAATGTCCTTGCTTGCAGACGACCAATACAGTGTTCGTCAGTCCAAGATCGGTTACTACGGTTCTATGGAAGAAGGTCGTATGATCCTTGATAATAGGGTCTTGACTGGAATCGTCCTTGATCTGTAATACTAAGATACAAAGCGACTCTTCAAAAAGTCCACCTTCGGGTGGATTTTTTGTTTCTGAATATTACTATAATAGTGTATATTCTTTCAAATCTAGAAAAAGGAGGTTATTATGCCAAGGAAAAGGAAACAAACAAAGAATCAAATAGAATTCTCAGACGGAAAAGCAAAAGATACTAAGCAACCAGATATCAACGATCTTTTGGGTTTTAAGCAAAAAAATCATTTCGGCACATCTAGTGCTGATGAACTTGATAAGAAATTAGAATCCTCTAGTTTATCTGAATTACAAGCAATGGCTGTAACTGCCAGTATCTTCCCTTCTGGGACAAAGCTCTCTCTTAAAAATAAAATAAAGAAAGCTTTCAAACAGTTCGTAGCAGCTAACGGGAGAACTCCCACCCCGAGAAAGAGTGAATCAATTCTTTCTCCAAACAGTGATGCTGCAAAAAAATTCATAGAGATTATGAATGGTTAATTAGATGAGTAGTTATAAATTAATCAGAGAACTTAGGGAGTTTCAAAAAGACCCTTCTGTAAAGACAAGTGATTACTTTATGGCTGCATCTAATCCTGACGGTTCCGCCGTTGAAGAAACCTTCAGGATAAAGGTTAGCGACCTCGTTGGTGAATATAATAAAGAAAAAGCCAACGAGCAAGCTGACCCTAACAACCCGCTAGGCAACAATACCGCTTCAGAAGTTGAAATTGTTAATGGTCAGGAAGTAATTGTAGACGCAACACCAA